TGGTCAGTGATTAGACCAAGTCCGAAGATTGAGTACCAAGCAAGTGCGTGCTCACGACCGAAGTCTAGAATACCGCCATCGCGGAGTTCTACTGGAAGTGAGATAGCGTGACCGAATGCGTTATCTCCAATGAAGATAGCTGAGTAACGGTCTGATGCGCCAGCGCCTGTGTATGTTGCAGGTGTTGTGTATCCACCACCAGCTGCAACTGTTGGGCTAGCAACAGCAGTATCGCCAGCATAAGAAGTTCCAGCTCCACCAGCAACCTTTAGAACCTGAGTTGTTTCGATGAATACTGTGTCGTATAGACGACCAACTTCACCGAGCATGAAGTTACCAGGTGCTGCGTACTTGGTTACTTCAATAAATTCAGGATTGTCACGAAGCTTACGTGATTGGTGAGGGTGCACGAATGCAACATATGTCTCACCTAAGCGAGGGATATTCTTGGTTGAAAGTGTCTCAACTGCATCCTTGACAGTGTGAGGTGTCAAGTAGTATGAGCCTGTCATTGCTGCACGAGCAGTGTTGCCTGTGCTTGTAATCTTTGTACCATCTGCGTACCAGTTGTTAACAGCTGATAGGTTTGAACGGTCTTCACCGTAGATAGTAGATGTAGCTGCGTATAGTGTGTCGCGTGATAGCTGATCTAGGTAGATAGCCATGTTACGACCAAGAAGACGTGAGGCTGAAGCCATTACGTCATCGAATGATGCATTTAGCAATAGTTCTGATACAGCAAGAGCATAACCATGCTCAGCTACTGTGATTGAGAACTGTTGTGCTGTCAATGCGTTTGTCTGCATACGTACGCCTTCAACCAATGGGGCTGCAAAGCCTAGGTTGTTGTAACGCATGAAGTTAATCTGAAGACCAGGTGCAACACCTAGTTCTGTCTTCTTTACTGCGAACTGCTCAAAGCGAAGGATAGGCATTGCCTGGAAAAGGATTTCCTTTGACCAGATTGTCTGAATCGCTTGAGTCAGCTGAGTATTGGTACCTGAGTACGCGGTAGGCGCTGCTGCGAGACTACCTGTACCTGTGATTGATGATGCCATTTAGCTATGACTCCTTGATAGATTTAGGGTTTATTTTTAGTTGTTGGTTAACCCAGAATGCCGCGAGACTTCCCACGAGCTGCATCGCCCATGAGACGGTCGCGTACTTTGGCGTAATCGTTTACCGACATAGACGCAATATCTTGCGCTGTGAACTGACGTGATTCCGAATTAGTGTCCAGCGGTCCAGACGCAGGCAAGGTAGCCCTTGTTCCTGCCATCTCTTTGCGAGCATTCTGCATAGCGCTTTGCGCCGATTCCAAAATACTAGCGGAGCGTTCCTTTAATCGTTCAACACTTTCAGCAATTTCTTCACGGCTATTGCCTTGAATGAAATCAACTAGTTGTGGAATGATGTTATCGCGCTCTTGTTCAATAACTTGCTGCTTATATGACTGCAAGTCTGCAAACATACGTTCGCGCTCCAGTAGAGCGAAGGCTCGTTCACGCTCACTGCGCTCACGCTCCAACTGCTCACGCAACTCATCTGCGGTTAACTTGATAAGGTCCTTGGCGTCCAAGTCATTTTCAAGTTTTGCGCGTTCTGCGGCTGCTTTAGCGGTTTCTTCTTCCGCTTCTTTAGCTGCATTAAGAGCTGCTTTTTCTTCTTTGTCCTTCTTTAAAGAAAGAACTTCATCCTTTAATCGTTCAATTTCAGGATAGAGCTTATCTTTTTCCTGGGAGCGCACCTTTGCTAAGTCATCCTCAGTATAAAACTTAGGAGTTTTAGTTGGTGTCTCTATTCCAGTGTCAACAGTAGGCGCGTCAACGCCCGACACATTTACGACTGGAGCCGTTCCAGCTTCCGCTTCAAAAGCAGAGGCCATGTTGTTTGCATCTGACATAGTTATGTCCTTATCCTAGGGGTCGTTTTCCAAATGCCTTGCGGCGTATCACATATGACCAAACGTATTTATTACTATCTTTATTTTGACAATTTAGTACGAAAATGTCTGCTTAAATAGCATTATTTTTCATACTCTTCTGGCACCCTTCGTTGAGGAAGTTTTGTACCATAAGCTTGAGTTACCAGTTTAGTGCGTATATCCTGGTCGCCAATCTGGTCTGCAATAAGAACATCATCCATAATTGCTGGGTTTCCAGGGGCTGCTGGTGCTGGTGTTCCAGGTGTAGCAGAGGATGCTGAAGAACCTCCAGGCGCTCCTCCAGGACCTACAGGTGCTGGCATCTGACCTGTTAGGTTCATAATGTCCATTTCAATTTGAGTTTGAATAAGCTTTAGGGCTCCGTCTGCTACCGCATCATCTTGTAGTTCTTGGCGGATTTCGCTTAGCTTCATAGCTGGGAACTCTTCACCTAGTGTGCGCAAAGCACCTTCTTTAGACTCAAGACCAAGAGAAAGCATTGATTGTACTTCGTTGAGTGCAATTAACTTATCTAATGGAAGAGGTTGTGGGAAGTGAACATATGAGCGGAAGGTCAATGAGTCATTAGTATCTAACTTATTTACTTGACCTGGTTTTAGAGGAATAACATTTGTATTAGGGTTCCAGGTAAATGTCTCTGGTTCTTTAATAGCAAGGTTAAGAAGAATTAATTCATTAACGCGCTCTAGTCCGTGAGCGTATTGAATAATCTTTTGGTGATAGCGGTTCATCAAAGGCTGGAACATAATTGATAAGGCCACGCCTGATGTGTTTGATACAGGCATTGCTTGTCCAAGAGCTGACTCTGGTACACCAACCATTTCGTGCATTGACTTCTTCATCATTGCAAGGAACTCCATAGCACCTTTAAGGCCTGCACTACCGCCTTCTAGGTTTTCTACCTTTGCATCTTTTGGTAGGCCGCCCCATACTTTATTAGCGCCCTTTTCAAGCTGAGAAGCCTTTGCACCAATAATGATTGTTACTGGCGCAGCATGGTAATTAACGATGTCAGCGATATCTGTAGCAGTTTCGTTATAAGCGCGGTTAATGTTAATAATGTCAAAGCAATCAGCAACGCCCCAAGGACTACCGCTGATGCGAATGTTAGGAATATGAACAACGGGAATAGTACCAAGCGGGTTAGGGCGAGAGTCAATGAGCTCATCATTGATGTACTCTTCAATAATGTCATCGGTTAAGATTTCTGTGTACGTGAATACTTGACGCGTTCCTTCAAGCGAAGTGCCCCAGAAGCGATACTTGAGCTTAAAACGAATAAGGCGCTCGCGGTCATGAGGATGAAACTCTGGAAAAGCGAAAGATGAGTTAAGAGGTAGGATACGGACGCGACCAGGATGAGTGCGACCAGCAGGGTCAACATAAGCTTCTTCATACGCCACCTTAATAAAACAGTCACCAGATACTGTACCTTGTTGTCCAATTTCCCAAAGCACAGTTGCTTTATTATTATCTATCTCCCATACTCTTTCAAGTAAGTCTGGAACAATAGCTTCTGTTTCTTTTGCGCTTCTAAAGGTAACACCTTTACCAAATGTAAAGTTAATAATAAAGTCTGTGAATGCGCGATAGTAATTAAGTACCATCTGTGTTTCGCCAGTCTGACGGCGATAAGAATAGTGATGGCCAAGATACATAGCCCAGTTAAGGGAATAACGATTTAAACGAGGACCGTGGACCTCAAACTCTTCATCCGCAAGTTCTACTAGACCTAACGGAGAAATAGAGATTGTTAGGTCTGAGGAGGCTGCACGATAACTCGGAGGGGAGAAATCAACGCCGCTCACTAATCACCTCTTTCATAAACTGCCTAATCTTAGCACTAACTTGCTCTTTAGTACAACATTTAGAGAAAGCGTTCGCCGCGAGTAAGGTTCTGACCAACAGGTTTGGTAACCTTTTTCTTGGCTTCTTTGTCTTTCTTTTCCTTCTCTTCATTAGCATAATCTCTGAAGCGAGGGTCTACATCTTTTTTAGTTGGTACGAACTTGCCACCAAGTTGAAGGTATCTGGCGTGAATCCAGTGACCACGCGCAGGAGAGTTCTTAGAAAACTTAGCGCCCGCTTGAGCAGTAATCATGTTCCAAAGCTTTGGGTTTGCAGGCTCTTGCTTAGGGGTCTTCTTTACTTCTTTACCTTGAATCAGCGCCATAGTTAATCCTTTTTAAAGGAACCCTCACCCAACGATAAACATTGGGTGAGAGTTATATCCTTTAAATTAGTCGTTTACTACCGCTGGGTTTTGAGCTTCTTGGTGAGCGCCATTGCGGAAAACTTCCTCAAAGCTGTTATCACCGTGGTCAGCAAAGCCGCCAGCTGCGAACTCAGAAAGGTGATTTGGTGCTTCTACCCATGCAGCAGAGCCAACGTGTGCGCGTTCGCGCATTGTCTCTTCTGGAAGCTTTTCAAATACATTCTGATTACGATTTGGGCGCCCTGGTGCAGGCATGTATCCCTGTAGAGCTCCTTTTGTGAATTCCTGTGGAACATCTGTATCTGTTGCAATGCCTTCTTCAAAACGAAGTGGGCCGCGTTGACCAGGGGTAGCTGGAGAAAACTTGCGGTCGTACATAGTACCTGGGCGTTCTGGGAACTTTGGGTCTGGTGCAATTGTCATTTATAACTCCTAAAGTGTGAAGTACTTCAGATAAAGTTTGGCGTGTATTGGTGTAAATTTCAGGCTAAACGCTAATTAAAAAAAGGAGAAGATGTAACCTCTACAGAAGGCATAGTGTGGTCTAGGGTTAGAGAGACCGCTATAGCCAAAGAATCTGCATAATCATCGTGAGCGTGAGCCTCGTCAGGAGCTGCAGCTAAGAAGTTAGGCCCAGTAAACTTAGTCTCTAAGTCAGTCATTTGCTGGTAAAAACGGCGCCATTTGCTAAGTCTACGCGTGTGGGCGTGGGCAGGCCAACTAATCATACGGCGGTCAATTAAAGCCTTTAGGTGCTTCCAACGCTTTGACTGCTCTGGCTGGCTGCTTCCAATAGAGTGAACCTCAGCCCTAGGTAATAAAAGCTTTAGGCGTTGAGCTACGGCATCTCCCACACCGTTAGCGTCTACACCCACAGCAAGAACATCATAGTTAGATAGGAACTGCACAATCTGGAAGTACTGGTCCTCCCAGTCATCGCCTTGTATTTCCATCCAATTAAGGATTCTATGGTCAAAGTAACCAAACTCATCTGGCCTATCCCAGTCAACCCACACTACAGTTACAACTGTTGAATCAAGTTTACGGGCTGGGTCAACCCCAACTACTACTGGTGTGCGGTGCCAAGCATGAACAATTTCAGCAGAGGTGTCGCCAAGCTCATCCATGATAGTTGAAGTAACGAACATACCGCGTTCAAGAAGCCATTTACAGTTGTATGACATTTGAAACTCATCGGACTCTTCACCAATGCGCAACATTTCTTTTTTAATGTACTTGCCATAGTTTGTGTTGACCTTGGCTACTTCTTTCCAATCCCATTCAAAGTGGTTCTGCCTACGTCCACGTGATGTCTGGCGCCTTTTATTTAATGTAATAGAGCGATAGAAGTTATTCTTACTTGTAGTAGGTGTTCCAGTCTTTACCATAGTACCTGAGTAGTATGCCAACATAGGGGAGATAGATTTAGATACTACAAAGTCATCTGCTTCTTGGCACTCGTCAATAACAATAAGATGGAAAGACTCAGATTCAATCTTTGCGCGTGGGTTAGCGGTCATCATAGTCAAACTACTGCCTGAGTTCTTTAATATAATCTTACGCTTAACTCCGCTTACACGTCCTAGATTATCGTCAATCTCAGGGTCGCCTAGAATCTCTGTAGCGCGCTCGGATGTAAGGCGATTTACTGTTCTACCAAATAGAGTTTCTACCTGACCTTCAACTGGAGCAAACATACCAATCATAATGCCGTTCTTGAATTTACCAAGAAGCTCTGGGTACATCTTTGCAAGGCGCGGTAATAGAACCATAAGAGTGGCTACCGTGTTAGCAATAGTCTCTGATTTACCGCTCTGACGGGCCGCTAGAGCGGTTATCTCTTCACCATCATTAATTAGTACAGATTCGATTATACGGCGCGCTAGGGGCATCTGGTAGGGGTGTAGAGAGTGCCCTACAAGGGCGTCCATGAACTCAATACATCTATCTATAAGTTTTTTAACAAACTCTTTAGAAAGCTCATCAAGCTCAATTTCATCATCTTCTGCAGGTAGGTCATCTTCACCTGAGGTAGGGATAAACTCTTCATCTTCGTCATCTAATAAGTGTTCCATATTAGCCCTAGTTTAGGAGTAAAACAGAAAGTCTGGGTCGTTAAACCCAGACTATCTGATGCCATCTTACGGGGAGAGGAAAGAGAGAGGCAAGGTGTAGTTTACACTACCTCATGCGTTTGTACAACTCCTCGACTACTGCGTGAAGCGCTTCTGCACCGTTTCGCGCCTCATCTAAATAGAACTTATCACGACTCTTTTGATACCCAGATAAACACCTACCTAGCTCATAAATAGCTTGGTCTGTCCACATCTCAAGCTCTCCTGTAGGAATTCTAGATACTCGCTTTGATACCTTCTCAGAGAAAGGCTTATCCCATTCTTTCTTACTCTTATTTAAAAAACTCATCAAATAAACCATCCTCAGGGGTCCAGGCCTGTCGGCCTCTCATAGCTTTGGCCATTATTTCGTCTATCTCATCATCTGTCAAAAGATATGGGTCATCTACTATTTTAAATAGAAAACCTATATAGAATCCAGGTTTAGTAAAAGGGAACCTAAATACTAAACAATGTCCAGCACGAAAAGGTATTTCAGTCTCTTGAGTACTTCCTTTTTCAATAATAGGTAGAAACCTATTATGGTAGTACTGGAGAGTTCCAACGTATAATGGTCCAAGTGTTTTCATAGATAGTCTTTAAATAACTCCTCTGAGCTAAAGCTTCTTAAACTTTCATCTCCTCGTAGTACCTTTTCAAGAGCTGTACCGCCGTTTTGAATAGTACTTGCGGTCTGGGCTGACATACCAATTTGAGCTTTAACACCCTCTGATAAATCATCCATGTTTGCTGGCCCCATGTCAGGCCAGTTGTCTAAACCCTCTTCACGTAAAAACTTACCTGTTGAATCGCTACTGCGTAGTGATAACCAAGTGTCTACTGGAACATTGTTATATTGCCACCACGTGTTATCGCGGAAGACAACTATTAACGTATTAGTAGTTGAATTATATCCAATAGTAAGGGCGCGGGGTCGAGCTGGGTTTGTAGTAGGCGCGGTAGTTAACTCTGTGCCTACGTTCTCTACATCTTTTGGTATTGCTACGTCCCAACCAGTTTGTTGTTCTGTTGTTTGCTCACGTCCCTGGCGGGACTCAACCATACGACCAAACATAAGTTCATCAATTGTTGGCAGGTTAGAGATTCCCTTGGTAGGGGGCTTTGCTGTCATATCGTCCCATGAAGGGATGTTACTTTTCTTAGCCATTATTCCTCGCAGACGTGGTATTCAGTCTCAGATTCTAGCACTCTTGTGTGGCAAACAGAACATCTCAAATATCTTGGTGGTTTATAGTTGTTCTGGGCAGTGGAGCCTGGTAAGTATTCAGAACCATCTTCTGCATACGCTTCTTGGTATTCATAAATAATTTCAGGTTCAGATAAAGGGTGTCCTAGAGTTAACTCTGGAGGGAACGGCCCTTGAGGGGATGTTAATCTATCTGGAACTGGATGAACTTGAACAGCTTGTCTATTGATTATTCTCATCTGAAGACGCTACCTTCTTCTTCTTTGATGTAGTAGTTTGCTCTTCAACAATAGATTCTACTAGCGGAAAGTGTCCTGCTGAAGCGCGTTGCTGTAACCAAACAGGTAAACAATCAGCACAGTAGTTAATTGGATTAACGCCTGGGTCAGCACAAGTATAGACTGCGTCTTTTTCGCAGTTGTCGCATTTAATCATGTAGTCCTCCTAGAAAGTAAAGTAAGTATATACGAAAAAGGAGGCCAGATGTGCTCTGGCCTCCAATTTCTATTTAATTATTACTTGGCTACTTTACCAAAGGCTGTGTCCTTTGGGTTAACCGCGCGTGCCAGTGGTCCTAGGACGGCTGCTAAAGCGGCTGTCAAAAGGTCCTTAGGTTCTGTGTGACCTGCCATGTACATAGCAGCTACAGCTGAAACAGCTGTTCGTAAGTATGAGGCAGCTACTGCCTGCAATTGCTTATTCATGTAACTCTCTTTCTTGCGGAGTCTCCGCAAGCCATATTCTAGCAGATTATTCACCCTCGTCAACATGTTGCTCAAAGCGGCCTTCGAGCTTAGCTACCTTCTCACCAATAGTAACTTGCTCTGAGCGTAGCTCTTTAAGCATAGGGATTACTTCTTTATTGATTTTATCGTGAATAGATGAGCCGCCATTAGGGCGTAGCTCTGATAAATACTTTTTAACTAACCACTTGATACCTGCTGCTACAGATACTACGATACCGATTTGCGCAGATGTAAGTGCGATTATTGCTTCTAGGCTCATGAAATTCCATCCTGTGTATGTTCTATTAAGATATACAGAATGTTTGTCCTAATTCATGCCCCAAAATATGCGTATTTCATAAGTTTACATATATTTTATAAAATTAAATGCTAAACATTAACGTTTCAACTTGACATGCGCTGTAACTCTTTGGTTAGCTAGTACATGACCGAGGCGCCGTATGGGCGCCTTTGCCGACTGAGAGGAGCAGAAATGCTTAATATCAGAATAAACTTCAAGATTGACTTACGAAAGGTAGCAGTTATATGGACAGTATTCCTTATGACATTCTCCCATCTAGTGGTGACTCCAACTGCAAGTGCACTAACTGTGCCTGTGGTGGAGAAATCAATAACAGTCAATCTGACGTATCTGAAAGTGACAACGACAAAGTCACAAGCCAAGAAAGACTTGGCTAGTAACGGCGCCAAATACTTTGACGCTGAGGCTCTTACCTTTTTGACTGTCTATACACAAGACTGGTCCATAAAGGAATGGAAGTGCCTACAAAACATATGGAAGAAGGAAAGCCATTTCAACCCTAAGGCTCTTAACAAGTCTTCAGGAGCATATGGAATTGCTCAGTTCATGCCCTCAACGTGGGGCAACTACAAAGCCACTAAAACGGCTGAGGCGAAGTTACAAATAAAATATGGGTTACGCTATATTGAAAAACG